CTTGTGTGAGATTGGAGCCGCGCCGGAATGGATGAGCGAGCAGCAGATCAACGATTTTGCGGAGCAGGTGCTGGTGGTATAAAAATTTTCAGGACGGTTAGCAAATCGCCGTTTCTGTCTGTAATTATATCAGAAAACGAATGGAGGTTTTAACCGTGACAAAATATTATATTTCTTTGGAGGCTGACGGAAATTTTCATATTATCGAGTACGATACTGGCGAGGGCGTAAGAGTGCTGCGGGACGCTGGCGGACGGGAAACGAGCATTGTAATTTATCACAATAGCTTGATTATTTCCGCTTTGTATGACACTGTGGAGGCTGCTATAAAGCACCTGGGCGGAAGTCGCCGGGAAACGATCTTGCCTGATGGTCGAGTGGTAATCCCGGAGTCCGTGAATTATCCTGAGTTAGTCATCCGCAACATATTTGTGCCGTTTAGCGCTGTGCGTGCTGAAGTCTGGCCTGGGGAGCCTGGATGGGGAAAATAATTTCCCGATTAGGTTAGCAAATACGAATTTCATTCTGTAATTATAGTAGATACCAGGAAATCAAATGAAAATAACGGAGGCTGACAAACATGAAGTGGTTCAATAATCCTGAGACGCTGGAAGACCTGAAAAAGCAATACAAGAAGCTGGCTTTTCAAAATCATCCTGACCGGGGCGGCAAAACTTCGGATATGCAGGAGATTAACGCTGAGTATGAAGTGCTGTTCTCCCGGCTGAAGGATACCCACAAAAACGCGGAGGGCGAGTTTTACACGGCACGGACGGCCACGACCGAGACGGCCACGGAGTTCATGGATATCATCGAAAAGCTGATTCACATGGAGGGCATCGAGATCGAGGTTTGCGGCTCCTGGGTGTGGGTCACTGGCGACACCAGGCCGCACAAGGAAGAGCTGAAAGCCCTGTCTTTCCGGTGGAGCAGCAACAAATCCGCGTGGTATTTCCACCGCGACGGATACAAGAAGCGGAGCAAGAAGTCTCTGACACTGGACGAGATCAGGGGTTACTACGGCAGTGAGAAGATCGAAAAAGAGGGCAGCGGGAAAATCGCGGTTGCATAACAGATCGGCGGGCTGGGAAAACCTGGCCCGCCTTTTCTTTTTCGGAAAATTTTACTGAACGGTTAGCAAATTACCGGAACAGTCTGTAATCATAGTGGGAGGTGGTCAAATCCATTGAAGTGCTACTACCTGGGCGATAAAAAAATCACCGAAGCGGAGGCCAAAGAGATCGAGGCCAAAAACCGCGAGATTTTAAGAGATGGAACGGTCGAAGAGCTTTTGCAAATTCGGCACGTTATTTGTCGGGAGGAATGAAAGATGGAACACACATTCAAGATCGAAAAGGAATTGAAGATCACGACAGAGAACATCGTGGACTGTGTACTGTCCTGCGAGGCAGGCGGCTTTGACTACTGGGGCGAGTTGTGCAGCGATGAGAAGGACTACGAGGCGGCGCGGCAGCGGCTGGCGGAGAGAGAAAAGGCCGATATGAAGCCCTGCTATGAGGACGTGCTGGCCGAGATTCTGGAGAGCGGCAGCAAGCTGACCGTGTACGACCGTGAGGACGACAAAGACCACGAGCTGACGTTGGAAAAACTTCTGAACGGCTGGAAAAAGTACGCGGAAGATCATAACACGGACGACTTCGACGAGTACGACGGAATTTCTGCTGACTGCATTATGCAGTATGCGATTTTCGGCGACGTGATTTACGGCTGATAAAAACGGGCTGGCCTGGTGGCTGGCCCGTTATTTTTTTGCCGGTTATGTTAGCAGGATTGAAAAACCGTCTGTAAATATAGTGTAAGGGGCAATGCTCCAAGCAACAAAGTAAATTAACGGAGGTCGAAAGAATGAAACGCTATGCAGTTTGTATCACTGATGATGACGGCGGCACGGGCGAAGCGGTTTTTACCGTGAAGAATAAAACAGAGGCACGGGCCAGAGGTCGCCTTTATATCCGTCAGTGGCAACTCCACAACGGGAAGATCGAGTATATCCGGGAGCTGGCAGAGGGTGAAGAGGCCGTTAAGTTTGGCCGCGCCGCTGGCTATTGATAGGAGGAGATCATCATGTATGATGTCGAAAAGTTGGTTTCCATCGTCTGCGATTATCTGGACGCCGAAGCGGACTATATGAAATACAGTCTGGACGCAAGAAAAGAGCTGGGGCTGGCTCCCAACTCTACCCTATGGATTCCTTCCCTGAATGGCTCCAAGGCATACCGCCTGGGCGAGCTGTTTGAAAAGTCAGGAGCGACCGGGAGCATTTTGGCCGACATCTGCGTCATGCTGGACATCAATCAGGAATTGCTGGTGGCCGCTGTCAAATCCATGCAACGCAAGGAACGCCATAACGGACGCTGGGACAATCCGAATTATACCTGCTGGATGAATGAGGATGACAAAAAGCGGCTGGCCCGATTCCTTTCCAATGAGCGCGGAGAGTCCAGCGTTTATCCCTGGTTCAGCAGTACCGGGAGGAAAAAGCCCTGGTGTGAATAAGATAGGAGGAATTGAAATGTTAAAGCAAATCAATAATCGTTTCTATAAGTATTTTGATAAAAACGCTAATATGCTTTTCACCTTTGAGAAGGGCGGCATTGGCGTATGTAGCATCGGAGAGTGCTGGCGGCTCCGTCTGACATTCTCAAATCAGCAGACACTTGTAGCCTGTTTTGTGACATACGATGACCACCACAACGCCGCAAAACAGTATAGCCTTCACGGGCGTATCTGGTCTGAGCGGGAAGCATTGTCCGAAGCTAATAAAATGGTCGCTGAGTTTATAGAGGATTAACTATTTCATAGTTAGCAAATTTGCCCTTCTTTCTGTAATTAAAGTAGAAAGTCAAAATAATGGAGGAATGACACATGACAACAAAAACTGATTTTCACGCCATCCAGGAGCTGAGAGAGAAATACACCCCGAAAGTGCGGGGTATCGTCTCCGGCGAGGAGGCCAAGACCATCTGCGAAGTGCTGGAAATTGATAAGCGCAACAACGTCGAGCTTCAGAATATCCGGGATATGGTGGTCATGATCTACGGTCAGTGGTTTGATAAATCACGTGACCAGTATCTGGAGGATAAGAAGAATGGCGTGCAGGCGGTTGATAAGTCTGCGGAGTATCGGGACGCAATGAGCGCCATCATCTGCGTCATCGACTATGAGAAATTCAAGAGAGGAATAGGAGTATAAAAATTTGGGGAGGGCGGTTAGCAAATCGTTCTCCCCTTCTGTAATTATACCAGGAGGTGCAGTGATGGAAAACAAATACGTTTCCTTCGAGGTTTACCACCCCGCAAAGTCTCCCACGGAGAAAGGGGAATACATGGGAAAGACACCAAACCTGGAGCAGGCACGGTGGGCCGCTGATGCTGTTGGCGGTGCCCTGTATGGGATAACATCTGACGGACGCAAAGTCCTGTTGCTATAAGGGAGGCACAAAAATGCAGGCGTTCACAAAAATTGAAATCAAATGGGTGATCGACGAGCTGGAAGCAGAAATGAAGCAGTTGAAATCCCTGAGCGCAGTAGAAACTGGGGCCGCACGTTCCCTGTATCTCCTGCGGGCCGAACAACTGGACGTTATCTCTGGCAAGCTACGTGCGGCTATCGAAGCCGGAGACAAGCGCATTGAGATCAAGTATTAAGGAGAAGATTATGAAATTTTTAATCTGTATGCCCACCGGCAAGGATGGTATCCAAGATGATGCGGTTATCCGTGACGCCCTGTTGACGGCAGTAAACCGTATTACGCTGATGGATGAGAAGAGCGGCGAGTTTGAGGCTGGCGACGGCAACCAGAATATGGTTACGTTTGAAGTGTCCGAATGAATAAAGGAGGAAGACAAAATGGCACAATGTACGAGAGAGCAGGTTGATCGCTGGAATGCAAAACTGAGCAACGGGTTCCGGCTTGATCTGGAGCGCTTCATCATCTGGAATGACAAGGTGGCTACGCGCTCCATCGAATTGCCGGACGGCAAAGTGCTGAAGGCCGACATCGGATGGACTGAGGTACGCGAGGAGCCGAGATTGGGTTGTTTCTATCAGAAGACTATTGGCATGATGCCGCGCCTTTCCCTTTCCCTGTGGACTCCGAGCAGCACGCCGGGTATGTGGTGTAGCCGTGGCCTGGGTGCCGTGGTAAAGATCACCGACAACATCTACCAGAAACGCAACTGGAACGAGCTGGCAAAGTTCACCGCTGAGTGGGACGAAAAGCGCCTGCTGGAAGAAGCCAACAAGCATATGGCCGAGCTTCAGAATGATGTGGTAGCCTAAAAAGAGGCGGAGAGATTTTTCTCTCCGCCTCTTTCTTTTGGTTAGCAACAAAGTAAATCAGTCCGTAAATATAATAGGAGGCGATAAAAAAATGAGACAAGCACAAATGACAAGAAATGAACGGCGGTATTACCGCAAGAAGATAATCGAGCAGCGGCTGATGGGGCTGGGAGTTCTGGCCTGCTGTGCTCTGGTGCTGTGGATGTGCTCCACCGGCGTGACCGTAGAAGATCGAGACGGCACGGCGGTTGTGCTGCTGGCTCCTCTGGGGCTGTGGTTGCTGTTCTCTAAGCAGATTCTGATTTACTGAGGAGATACCAAGATGAGCGAGAGAATTTTCAATGTTTCCCGGTCTACGAAAACCGGTAAGACGGTCAATGTTGGCGACTTCCCTACGGTTGAGCAGGCGCAGGCCGCTATGCTGAGTCACTACAAGGCGACACCTAAGCGAGGAGACTTTCGGTATCGTATCTTTGAGGAGGAGCTGGAAGAGATCAACGGAGTTACGTTCCGCAAATTCTGTCTGGTTCTCAGCGGCGGAAATAAACCATACAGCAAGAGCTATACACCGGCTGAATTGAAAGCCCTGGTAGAAAGTGAGGCATAATATATGGAACGGACGGATAAGCTGAATCAACTCAAGCAATTCAATAGGCCGTGGGAATACGACTGCTGTGATATAGCGGAAAAGCTGGTTGAGCTGTCAAATCTGCCGGATGACGGGCAGTTAAAAAACGAGCTGACCGATGCTCTATACTATCTCAAAGCTGTGGCGGAGAATCCTTATAACAGCGACTATCATCGTGTGCTATTCAATGTGTTGCTGGTCATCACGGGGTTTGAGTTTTTCTAAATATCAGGGAGAGGGCGATCCTCTCCCTTTTTTATTTTTATGGTTAGCAATTTTTCAAAACGGTCTGTAAATATAGTGGAGGTGCTGAATATGAAAACCTGCAAAATCTGCGGATGTTCTTTCGATGAAGAAAATTTTGAAGGTATCATTGTCAACGAGGGCATGGACAATGAATACCATGTTTGTTGCGATTGTGTCCCGTCTGAGTGTAACAACGGACATATTATCTCCTGTGAAGCCTGCGGTTCATATTTTTCGGCGGATAAACTGCACGACGAAGAGATCGAGGGTCATTCCTTTACCGCGTGTCCGGCCTGCGGGAAAGATGTGGTAGAGGGATTAAGCCGTGCAGAATTTGAAGATGAATACTTTTGCCCAAGATATTCTGTTGTCGTTCGTCAATTCAACGGTTCAGTTCGTGGATATATCGTGAGCGCAAATGGTCGCCACGAGGTCATGAAGCGGCTGCTGGAAAAGCTGGACTTCAACTATGTCGCAGAGGTATCCATTGGGGAAATCCTTGTGAAGGAGGACGAGTTTTAATGTACATGAGCAAAAAGAAGTTCGATGAGATCAAGGCCAAGCATAGCACCACCATTGTGGTGGATGCTGATGTGGGCGAGGCTCTGGCTTTTGTCCAGGACTTGCTGGAGGCTGAGGCGGACGCAATCAAAAACCGCGAGTCGCACGCAACTGCATCTATCGGACGCCTGAATGAAGCCGCCTATGAAGTGTTTTCCATCTCCAACGAGATCGACGCCGAGGAATTTGATGACGGCAAATAAAAAAGTAGCCTCCCGGTTAGCAAAACTGGGAGGCTATCTGTAATTATAGTACAAGCACAAGCAACCAACTTTAAGGAGGATGACAAAATGAGCGCTGCTAATTTCTGTACCATGAGGGACTTCCCTTTGTTCGCCAAGGACTACAATGAGGACGCCAAGCGCTGCCCGGAATGCGGAGCGATCATGAGCGCGGACGCTACGGAGTGTGACTTCTGTGAATGCAACGAGCTGGAAGACTACCAGTATTATGATAAGTGCGCGGCCTACGACGAGCGCCAGGAGATCGAGGACAAACTGCTGGACTTTAATCGTGGCCTGCTGTTCCATGAAGTTAAGCTCCAAAGCGGATACTATTCTGGTGTCCAATTCTATGTGGAAATCAATCACGATTTGACCGAAGATCAGGATTATTCCAACGATGACTGCCATTACTATTTTGACTGCTGTCGGAGTGTAGCCTATCGGAAGTATGCGTCGGAAGTTCGGAAGATCAACCGGAAGCTGGCCGAGTTTGCCAAGGCATATGGATTCCAGGAATATGTGTGTACTGCCAGATTTTCAAACGGTGAGGCGTGGTATCAGCTTGCCTCTAATCCCCGTGCCCGTTTGAAATCTGTCGTGGCCTGATGACCGCCCGCCGCGTTCTGCGGCGGGCTTTTTTATATTAAAAGTTAGCAAATAGCCTTTTGTTTCTGTATTTATAGTGAAGCGATTCCAAACGACATTTTGAAAGGACTTGATTTCGTGAATAATGAGAGCGGCCTGAATGAGAGCGGCCTGAGAACCTATGTGTGCAAGCGAGCCAGGATGTGTAGCTTCCTGCGTGAGAGAGGCTTTGAGCCTTACAAAGTTACCCCTGACCGGGACAATCCTATGTACGATGTTTTTCTTTTCACTGCGTCGCCTGAGCTGTACCAAGCTGTGATGGAATATATCAACACCAGTTCTGAGAGGAGAGATTTGAAATGAAAATTGATTTGACTGATGCTCAGGTTTCCTTGATCATCGACGGGCTGCGTGCTTTGCAGGAAAACGCTGCATATGAAAACAAATGTACCAGCGACTCGGAAATCCACGATAGCAACAACCAAATGGCCGATGAGGTAGATGATCTGTGCGAGTATCTTAACTGTTGCGAAGAGGTTACACCGGAGGTAGCTATCTGTGTCAAGGGCGGTTTGGTGAGTTCAGTTTATGCCAATGCCAATATGGATGTCGATGTATATGATCTGGATGTTTCCGACTTCCCGGACGAAGGGGAACAGGAAGCGGCAGACCAGAAAGAGGCCGAGCTGGATGAGCTGGTCAAGTCTCCCGGCTGGCGTGCTGTTTGGTAAGAAACCATTTTTATAAGGAGGAACATATGAGCATTACTTATGATGTGTCCAAGCAGAAGGGCAGTTCCCGCTGGTACCCCCACAAGATCGAGACTCCCAAGGTGCCTGCTGGCCCGTTGGGAGATAAGAAGCAGGCGCTTCATGCCGCCGCCGAGTTGATGGGGGTGAGTTACCCCGAGTACATGGAGTTGAGGAGGAAGAAAGGATGCGCGTAAACTACACCCCTGAAGAGATCGCAGAGATGCACGACCGTAACGAAAACTTCAACGGAACACGTGCTAACTTTTCCAAGATCAAGCTCTACCAGGCCGTCAAAAGCGACCTGGTGGAGTTTATGAATATGTGCGATGACGTGCGGATGATCGACGGGTATGACCCGAACATGAAAGAGAAGCGCGCCATTCTCTGGCTGGACTTCTCCCCTGCCGCTACCCTGAACAAGGAAGAAACGGCAGCTCTTACGGCCATCATGAATAAGGCTGACGGTACAGTGATTTCTGCCGTCGATGGGCACGTTCGCATTTCCTTTGATATCAACGATATCTGGGATAATTAAACAGACGGTTAGCAAAACGCAGTTCTTTTCTGTAAGTATAGTGACCGGAGAAAAAACAAACGAGAACAAAATTTAGGAGGTACGTAAAAATGTCTGCGAATGTTGAGAGTATGTTCTATGCTGGACGCGAGAAGCCCTGGCACGGCTTGGGTACTCAGGTTGAGGAAGCGCCGACCAGTGCCGATGCACTTCGGCTGGCTGGTCTGGACTGGACTGTGCAGCGCAAGCCCATTCAGGTTTGCGGCGGGCGCAAGGTGGATAACTTCTTCGCTAATGTGCGGAGCAGCGACGGTGCGGTGCTGGGTGTAGTCAGTGACCGGTATCAGGTGGTGCAGAATGCGGAGGCATTTGCGTTCACCGACGCTCTGATCGGCGGAGAGGGTCAGGTTCACTATGAGACGGCGGGGAGCCTTATGGGTGGCCGGAAGATTTGGCTACTGGCAAAACTGCCCGATACGGAGATCGTCGGCGATAAGACCGAGCCGTATCTGTGCTTCTCCAACACCCACGACGGCAGCGGCGCTATCCGCGTGTGTATGACGCCTATCCGGGTGGTTTGCAACAACACTCTGAACATCGCACTGAACGGTGCAAAGCGTGCGTGGTCTGTCCGGCATACCGGCGACATTCAGGCCAAGCTCCAGGAGGCGCGGATGTGCCTGGACATGGCGAATAAGTACATGGACAAGCTGGCTGTGTACGCCGACCAGATGGCGAACAAGACCGTCACCGATGAGCAGATCGCCAAAATTCTGGACGAGATGTTCCCGGCCACGGAGGATATGAGTGAGCGCGAAAAGCGGAACGCGACGAAAGCCCGTGAAGAGTACATGATCTGCTACTTTGCGCCGGACATTCTCAAGTTCAAGGGTACTGCCTGGGGCGCACTGAACGCGATGAGTGACATGGTAGGACATACCGCTCCCCGCCGCATGACCTCCAACTACCAGGAGAACAACTGGGGCCGGATCATGGACGGCCACGCCATGATGGACAAGATGGCTTCCCTGCTGGCAGGGGTTGGCGCACGATAAGAACAGAACGAGACGGGATAGAGAAATCTATCCCGTCTCGTTTTTTATGGTTAGCAAAATTATAGGACGGTTTGTAAATATAGTACAAGCAATCAACAATTTTTTGAAAGTGAGGTATGACTGATGAAAAAGGGGTTTAACGATGAGGGTTTTATGGCCTATGTAGAGTATCAGTTTCCGGGCGTGTTTTCCAGAAGCGGAGGCTCTTTTACACGGGAGCTGTTGGAGAATCTGATTGAGTATGCCCACAAACACGAGCAGGTGGGCAAAGATCAGTTTTGCGATTTTCTCTCCAGCCTTCTCCCCGAAATGGAGATGGGTGAGGTTGCCGCATTTATGGAAGATGACTGTTTGACTGCCTCCTATGGTATTGCGGAGAAACGTCGGGTTATGGAAGAAAGGGATATTCGGGTAGAGGTCACGGACGGTGTTACCCATGTATTCGTGGGCGGAGAGGAGTTGTATTTGTGATGTTGAAGCCTGGACGTTACAAATCCGAGCATGATGGCAATGTCTTTCAAGCCTATCGGTATGTCATGGAAGTCAAGGAAACCGCGAAGTCCTATATCTTCAAGCTGCTGGAAGTTGAGAACCGATACGCCGACGATCATATCGAAATCATGTTTGGCGGCAAGAAGCGGATTGTTCTTCCCAAGGATAAGCCTTGCCATCATGCAATGCGAGTGTGGAGCGACCACGACTTCACGATTTACCCCTTCCAAGCCGGCGTTCCGTTCTACTTCGAGAAGGAGGATGCGGCATGAAAATCCCCAAGTATGTTTATGAGCTGGTGGAGCTGGGGCGGTTACGTCCCGCTCCTTTGGATGAGCAGGCCAATTCGAGTATTGCAGGCCAGGGTGAATATGGATATATGTTCCGAGTCTATCGGAAGAGTAACAGTCAATCCGGCGGAGTGTTTGTTGCCGAGGTGGAACGTATAACAGCCTGGGCGCGACGGGAGTATGCGGAATCCAACATTCATACATACCGCTGGTACACTGATAAAGAGCACCGTAAACCTTACTACAAACGGGATTATGCACTGGTGACGATCACTGATCCAGTTGCACAGCAGCTGGAAAAGTTGATTGCTTTGGTTAGCAAGAAACACTAACGGTCTGTAAATATAGTGAGGAGGTGGTCAATGTGTTTCGAGTTATCATCGCCGGAGGGCGAGACTTTGATGACTACCAGCTTTTGAAAGCGACCATGGATAAACTGCTTTGCAATATTACGGATGAGATTACCGTTGTTTGTGGACAGGCTAATGGTGCTGATACGCTGGGTGAACAGTATGCCATGGAAAAGGGATACGCCATTGACTATTACCCCGCCCAGTGGAAATTATACGGCAAGCGAGCTGGATACCTACGCAATGAGCAGATGGCACAGAACGCCGACGCTCTGGCCGCATTCTGGAACGGTGAAAGCCGTGGTACCAAGAATATGATCGAGCTTGCCAAGCGGTACGGTTTGAAAGTGCGGGTCAAGCGATATTAAGGAGGCAGAGATATTATGATGAGAGTTGTTTTTAATGATTTACGGCGAGAGACTTTCACATCCGTTGGGGGTGTTATCCAGATTGACGCTCAGTGCTCCAAGATCAACGGGCGTTACACAAATGTCTGGATACTAAAACTGAGTAATGGTTCTTGCCGCTCTTTCCCTCAGAAGCACTATCCCATTCATCGTGTAGAGATTTGACAGGAGGTATTATTTATGAGCGGAGAAAAAATTACTGCCAGACTTCGCACCGAACGCGACCTCAGTAATGGTAAAGAGCGCATCCAGGTTTATGAGGTGGGACGCTATCTGGTGATTATTCGTGGAGATCGAAAATCTACCGGCCAGCGTCTTCATGTCGAGATCCATTATGGAGATAACCATGATGAGCGCGTTGAAAAGGAAGGGTCGTATCTCCCCTATCTATATACCCATGGATGCTTCGATGATGATGGGAACGCCTGCTGTGTAGACATCAGAGTAAGCACTAAATCTTACGGCACCCTTTCCCTCGATAAGACGGAGCGCTTCATGCAGGAAATGCAGGAGGGTGTCGATACCGCCAAGTACATCGGCGAGACGTTTATCAAGCCGATGGTGGAAGGGAAATGGAATTGGGAGGTAACAGTATGAAGATCATCGTCACGACCCCGACCTCACAGGACTATAAAAAGTTCTGTTCCGTCGGAATGAACGCCGAGGCGTGTCTGGCAGACCGTGTAAAGCTGATATGCCAGGATGACGCCGGACACGTGGCAGAGTCCTTCATGAAACAGGATGAGTTCGACCGGCTGGGGCTGGCCTATATCGAACAGCACGCAAAGCTGGAACACTCTGAGGTCTGCGACGAGTGGTTTATGAAGTGTTCTCAAAATTCCTGGTACAACGATCTGGAACGCAATCCTGAGAAAGTCATCAAGGTTATGTTTGTCGGCATCGAAGACGGAACAGGCCGAGAGGTTTACCGGGGTGTCGAGACACATCGTTACTATCTGCGCGAGGTACACGCCAACCAGCGTTTTGCCAAGTGGTATCTGTGCGGCGAGCGCCGTGTACCGGAGGATGGTAGAGAGCCGAGACCCAACCTGATTTTCCAGCTGGGAGATCAGACGGAGAAGGTTGTATATGACGACTGGAACGGCGTTGCTACCTATAAGGAACAGTTCAACAAAAACTTTCGGGCGGAAGGTTAGCAAATAACAGCTTTATTTACGTAATTAGAATAACCAAAAATATAGGAGGTATTAAAAAATGGGGACTCGGAATTTGACAGCGGTTTACCTGGACGGGCAGTATAAGGTGGCACAGTACGGTCAGTGGGACGGCTACCCGGAAGGTCAGGGCATAACGGTACTCACCTTCCTTCGGGACAAGATGGATCTGGAACTGTTTAAGGAAGCGTTGCGGAACTCGTCCTACATCCCCAGTGAGGAGCTTACTGCTCTCTGGAAGCAATACGGGGCAGACGAGAACGGATTGATCACGATGGAAGACTCGGATAGGATGATGGAAGATTATCCTGAGTTTAGCCGTAACACTGGTGCGGGCATCCTTGAAATGGTGCAGAACCACTCAGAGGGCATGAAGCTCCAGGACAGCATCAATTTTGCCGCTGACGGTCTTTTCTGTGAGTGGGCGTGGGTGATTGACCTGGATGCGGGAACATTTGAGGGGTACTGCGGGTTCGGCCAGACCCCTTTGGCCGAGAATGACCGCTTCTACTTCCTGCGGGATTTGGAGGAGGATAACGGGTATCACGGTGTCCGGCTGGCAGCAAAGTGGAACCTGGACGCGCTTCCGACCGATGAGGAATTTCTTGCCGCATTCAAAAATGATGAGGAGGAGGAAACGCCTACGTTTTAATGGTTAGCAAATAGTAGTTTCATTCTGAAAATGTAGTGGTCTGGGAGGCTCCACTATAAAAAGCCTCACCCCATAAAGTGAGGTGGCTGATATGGAAATCCTCTTTGGGCTTGTCATCGTGGCCGTGAAGCTGATTTTGGAACACGTGGCCGTGAGGCACGCCAGCAAATACTCCGATACCGTTGTTCGTAGATACAACAAAAATGAAAGTGAGGAAGAAAGATGAGTTTGATGGAGAAGTTCTCCGCCGTCGAGATCAAGGCGGACAACAGAATTTCCGAGGATGACAAGGCGTTTTGTCTCCGCCAGCAGGAAGCCTTTGATAAGGCTGGGCCGGCGCTCCAGAAGGTTGCTGAGGCGATGGCCGCAGCCAAAGCAGAGCAGGCTGGAATCCTGACCGCAGACGACGACTTTATCGACCGGTATGTGGGAAACGATTGTGACGTAGACAGTGTTTACGACACCATGAAGAAGAGAAACCGCACATTCATTTCGGCTGTCGTCAATTATTTCAGCCGCAAGTACAGTGTTGAGCTGGACAAGAGCAAGATTGAGGAACATCTCATTCCCACTGGCCCGAAGGAGCCGGATTTGCCCTGGGGCGGATATCGGAACATGACCGAAGACGAGATCGCCTCCTATCGGGAAAAGCTGGACGCCTATAAGGTTGAAAAGAATAAGTTTGAACAGTCCTTGCGTACTCTCCCTCTCCGGTATGAACAGGTTGTGGATGAGATCTTTGTACAGCTGGGCGGATTCTCATTCCAGGAGCGAGCCATGAATGAGTTTCTTCGGTTGTGTTGGGACGCGTCTCATCACAGAAACTGGAGTTCCGATCAGTATGTGGAAGAGTTCGAGATCAAGAACGATGTGCTCCGCCTGACCGGATCGTGGGTATATTGTGATGAAAACAAATGGATGAGCAGTCCTGTCCCTGAGTATAAGCCCAGTGAGTCCCTGAAAACCATTCTGAATGCGCTGGCACACTATGAGACTGGGAAGTTCAGGGACGGCGCAAATTGGTTCCCGGAGCTTTTCAAGTACGATACCAAGGAAAACCAGTTTGAGATCGCGTACATGAGCAAGGTCAAAAATATCAAGCTGTTCAAAAATGGCCGTGTGGATATCAAGTTCCGCAGTGTCGCTTTTGTCCAGGAGTTTGTGGGACAGTATTTGAGGAGGAACCCGGCATGAAACTGACAAAGAAGCAGCTCTCCGCCCTACAACGGATTGTAGGGCGGGAGCAGACCCGATATGACGAAACCCAGTCGGAGGCTCTGGCTGGTGTTCATCCCAGCGAGAAGCATTTTGCCATAACAGATGGAACTATGGTGGTGCTGTTTGCGGAACAGCCCGAGGGAATCTCCGTAGGTGATCGGACGGAAACGTATGATAAATACGTTCAGGACTATCTCAAGGACGCGAACGCTTCGTTGGTTGTTTCGCCGCCCACTGTGGATGATTGCAAAAAGATTATCCGTGAGTGGAGGGATATGAAGAATTTGGGGAAGCCCCTCTTCCCGAAGATTACCGTTACCACCAAGGACGAGAACGATGCTCCTATGACGAGTTACTTCGACGCCTATCGCTATCTGGACATTTTGGAGGCTGTTGGGCCGTATCGTAACATCTATATGGGGAGCAGCGACACAATGCGGACGCCGTATCCGTGCTTGCTGGTGTATAAGCGGTGCGGGCGTGACGAGCAAGATAGTGTCAACTGGGACGAGCCGGCATTTCTGCTGCCGTGCCGTCCTTGACAGGAGGAGGATGTTATGAGTTTTGAAGACGCACTTGAAAAGCTCTTGTCTCTGGGCATCTATAAATGTCTCGCAGAACGAGTTTTGAGAACTGTTTGCAAAACAGGAAGAAGCATGGACATTATGGTAGGGAACGAGATTTATTGTATCAATGCGGTATATTCGGGTGAGAGACGCGAGGATACGAAATTCTGGGGACTTGCTACAAGCAACTATACTTTCGATGTGGGGAGAGTTTGACATGACCAGACGGAAAGTGATTTTCTGGAACGATCTGAATGACAGCTATATCGTTTCCGAGGAATATAACGGCGACAAGGCTGAAATGGAACGCTTCGGCCTTGGAGCCTGCGACCATACTTGGCCTGAGTTTATGGAGGCTATGAGCAGTGTGAGCAACATGGCGGACTTCCTCAAGGTGATCTCCTACATCACTGCCAGTTACCATGCTACTGTCAATGGCGTGCCTCTCCCGGAGCAGGCCAATAACCTGCCTGGGTCACGGCTGAATGTCGCCCATAGCCATAAGGAGCTGTATAACTTAGTTGGCGACATGGATGAGGTGTGGGAGGTCAAGCGGAATATCTCTGGCGCTCATCTGCTGGACGTGTCCACCATCGCTCCCAAGCCCAAGCAGGTCTGGGACGGAAAGGAAGTCATAGATGAGGATGACTTCGACTACGCCACCGCAAAGCCCGGTGACTTTGTGACTCAGGCCGTAGTGGACAATGCAATGGATTGTCTGCCACCTGTTTGTATGAGTGCCCGGTGCTCTCAGATGGGCGAGCCGTACTCCAGCAAGCTGGATGAAAAGACCGGCGAATGGCGGAGCATCTATGCCACCTTCCGTAAGGTCGGTGGAGAGTGGCCGAATGGTATTTGGGAATACTGCGGTCACTGCTTCCGGGGTGAAACGGTGGAACGGGGCAAAGAAATGGCTCATATCCAAAATCTTCTCGCTACTATTGAGAGATAAGGTTAGCATCCGTCGTCTCCCGTCTGTAATTAAGGTGGGAGACGAAAATTTTGGAGGTGTTAATTTTGAAACGGTTTAAGGTGCAAACCGCAGACGGCCACACTTTGCTGCTCTACTATCCCACCCAAGAGAAAGCCCAGGAGAGCTACCCGGACGCCACAATTACGGAACATACCGACCAATCTCATGTGGAGTACATTGAGCGGATGCTTGCTGCCGCCAACGATTGTAAAACGGCGGAACGCAAAGGTTCTACCGTTTATCTTCTCAGGTTTAACACGTCGGCGGGCATCTGTTTGGCGATGCTTTCCCGAGATATCAGCGACGGAATGTGGTACGACTTGTGCCAGTATCAATTCTGGAAATCCGGGGCACTGGTCGCTCCAATCACTAAGACCCTATCTAATCCGGCTGCGTTTTGTAAACAGTTTCTTTTCCCGAAGTCGGAATACCAAGTGCTTTGCGCTGGCGGCAAGCTCCCAAAGCCGAAAGAAATCAGAGGCGTTAGGAAATTCGCTTCTGTCCCTTTTGAGGGAATATGTCAGTGCCAGCTATTCCTAAAAGGTGACGACTTATATATCAAGCATAACGACTACTTTTCAGAAACGCACTCCACCGGAAAGATTGATCCGCGCACCAACATGGAGGAACGGGTGCTATATATTTGCCACGCATGGCTGAGGATTACCAATTTTGTACCATTGGTAAAACTCCTGAACGACGTGGAAATTTCTGCCACAGTTTGGCCTATGCTTCGGGACTTCCACCAATGGCCGGCAGGTGAATATAACATGGAGTGGAACCGCTTTTTGGAGGGTGTAGCGAGGGCTACAAGAAACTATCTGAGCAAAAAGGAGGTAGGTTATGGAACAGAGAACTTGTAATATCATCATGTGCTGCAAGGGGCATTGCAAACTCGCGGGCGAAAATGCTCCGCCGTTGGAGGCCATCGCTGCATACATGAGCGCTGAGTGCGCTTGTCCGAAGGAAGACTACACCGGAAAGCTGATGGAAATGATTTTGAGAGAGGCGCTGTTTGATTATATGGCGGGCGCGGACAAGCCCGGATATGAGCTGCGCCAGCTTCTTCAGCAATATGCCACACGTGACCCCAATCTTTCGGAGCGTATCTACACCTTATTTCAGTTAGCCCAAGTGAGAGATGATAACAGGTATGTCAATGGGTTTACGGATAAATTGCTCCGGCAAAGTGAGATTGATCTTGGAGCCTCCAGAGACAGTATGCCCTGTCTTTTGGATGAAAAGAAGATCGTCAATTATCCTTGTTCTCGCGCCTGCCCGCTTTTTGGAGACTGCGTTACAAAGTGGTATCAGGTAAGAAAAAGAGCTTGACCGGTTAGCAATCCCCCTTTTCTTTCTGTAATAGAAGTGAGGGGCGCGGTTCTGAGAGGACTCCGCATAAAAGCCTCTTTCCAGAAAAAGAAAGATAGAGCAGGTGAAAGAATGAAGTATCAATACCTTAATGAACCGATTCCCCAGGAAGCCCGACAGGAGTTGAACGACAAGATCCTCTATTTGGTAGACCAGGATTTGGCCGAACAGTCTGGGATCTCCCGCGAGGATATC